CTGAAAGTCTGGATATCACCGGCGGTAACAGATGGCCTCATGACGCGTAACCAGTGGCGCGCTGTGTTAGACCTGCTGACACCCAGGCTACCTATCCGCGTGCACGGCATGTCATGCCGTACGCCTAAGGGTGTGCTGTACCTATTCCTGACCTGCCCTAATCGAAAGAATTTGGCGACGTATCGATTGAGCCCCCGCGCTGACTGGTATCATGGTGACATGTCGGACGAAGAGTTTCGCGCGCGTGCGCAAATGTAGAAAGGGTCACGGCACATAGCCGCTAGGCATCGATGCCAGCAACTAACATGTTAGCATGCTAGCTAGGCTAGCCTGCTACCATGCTAGCAGATTGGTGCATTGCAGCATTTTGCTGCGAGTGCTCAGAGGGGAGGGGGGGGGCAGGGCCGAGCGCGGCTGCTGTTGCCGTGGCCAAGGACCGCAAAAACTTTTTATTTTTTTCTCCACGCTCACAACAAAATACTTGACGCTTGCTCAAACAGCCAACCCGCGCTATCTTAACGTCATGACCTTCCACTCACTGCCCTACGACCCGCGTCCGCTGACCGCCACTGAGGCGCGTCTGGAGGCGATCTACGCGGCTGCCAAGCTGGGGCTCAAGGGCGACAGCCTGGCACTCGCCGCGGGCATGACGCCGACCGAGTACCGCAAGCTCTGCCAGATGGACCCCATCGCGGAGTACGCCGAACAGAAGGGCCGCGCCGAGGGCGAGCGCGCCATGGCCACCACCCTGTACGCCGCTGCCGAGGCGGGCGACGCCAAGGCGGCGACCGAGATGCTGCGCTACGCCCATGGATGGGTGGCCAAGCAGGCGGTCGAGGTCAGCATCGAGCAGAAGATCAGCATCACGGCGGCGTTGGAGGAGGCGCAGCGTCGGGTGATCGACCTCATCGCCACGGACCTGACAGAGGAGCTGCCACGTGCAGACCACGCGCTACAGCGCTGAGGACGAGCAGAACTTGATGGCGTCCCTGTGGGCGCCGTCGCTCAAGGACGACCCGCTCAAGTTCGTGATGTGGCTGTTTCCGTGGGGGCAGCCCGGCACGCCGCTGGAGCACTTCTCTGGCCCGCGCAAGTGGCAGCGCGAGGTGCTGCGCGATCTGGCCGAGCACATCAGGCAGAACAACGGCAAGGTGGACTTCGACGTGCTCCGCATGGCGGTCAGCTCCGGCCGCGGCATCGGCAAGTCGGCCCTCGTCTCGTGGCTCATCATCTGGATGTTGACGACCCGGATTGGGTCTAGCACCATCGTGTCGGCCAACTCCGAGACGCAGCTCCGGTCGATCACCTGGGCCGAAATTACCAAGTGGCTGGCGCTTGCATTGAACAGCCACTGGTTCGAGGTGTCGGCTACCCGCGTCATGCCCGCCAAGTGGCTGGCTGAGCTGGTCGAGCGCGACCTGAAGAAGGGCACGCGCTACTGGGGCGTCGAGGGGCGGCTGTGGTCGGAGGAGAACCCGGACGCCTACGCGGGCGTGCACAACTTCGATGGTGTAATGCTGGTGTTCGACGAAGCCAGCGGTATCTCCGACAGCATCTGGCAGGTGGCAGCGGGCTTCTTCACCGAGAACACGCCCAACCGCTTCTGGATGGCGTTCTCCAACCCCCGCCGCAACACGGGCTACTTCTACGAGGCGTTCAACGCCAAGCGGGACTTCTGGCGCAACAAGACCGTGGACGCCCGCACGGTCGAAGGAACGGACAAGGCGGTCTATGAGCAGATCATCCTCGAATACGGGCCTGACAGCGTTCAGGCGCATGTTGAGGTCTACGGTGAGTTTCCCTCGGCTGGAGATGACCAGTTCATCCCGATCCATCTCGTCGACGACGCCATGGGACGACCCCGCTATAAGGATGCCTCGGCTCCAGTGGTCCTCGGCGTGGACCCGGCACGCTTCGGTGCCGACGCTACAGTTATCGCGGTACGGCAAGGCCGGGACATCGTGGCAATCAAGCGCTACCGCGGTGACGACACCATGGAAGTAGTCGGCCGCGTCATCGAGGCGATGGAAGAGTTCCAGCCGACGATGGTGGTGATCGACGAGGGCGGGCTGGGCGCGGGGGTCGTGGACCGGCTCAAGGAGCAGCGGTACAAGGTCAAGGGGGTGAACTTTGGGTCCAAGAGCAGCAAGCCGGTCATGTACGGCAACAAGCGGGCCGAGATGTGGGGAGCCATGCGGGAATGGTTGAAGACCGCGTCGATCCCACCCGACCGGGTGCTGAAGACGGACCTGATCTCGCCGCTGATGAAGCCGGACAGCAAGGGCACGATCTTCCTCGAAGGCAAGAAGGAGATGAAAGCCCGTGGGCTCGCAAGCCCCGACGCCGCGGACGCGATAGCCGTTACATTCGCGTTCCCCGTGGCCTCCAGAGGCGAGCGCGTTGACAAGACGCCGCGTAAGGCTTATGGTCAGTCAAGTGTTTCAACCTCTTGGCTAGGATCGTGATGGCACGCACAGGCGTATCACTGTCGGTAGGACGGGGCGAAAAGCTTTCCGTCGCCAAGGGCGCTGGGCTGACGGCCAAGGGCCGCGCCAAGTACAACAGGGCGACGGGCAGCAAGCTGAAGCCGCCCGCGCCTACCCCCAAGACGGATGCGGACAAGGGCCGGAAGGCCTCGTTTTGCGCCCGAATGGGCGGCGTAGTCGCCAAGTCGAAGAACGCAGAGCGGGCGAAAGCCTCAATGAGACGGTGGAAGTGCTAAAATGGCCGAGAAACCCGGTCTATACGCCAACATCAACGCCAAGAAGGCCCGCATTGCCGCCGGATCTGGCGAAAAGATGCGGAAAGTTGGCTCCAAGGGTGCTCCGACCGCCGCCGACTTCAAGAAATCAGCCAAAACCGCGCAGCGGTCGCTGTCCAGCTACGGCGGACTGCCCGGCATGAAGCGCGTCAAGGGCTCCAGGAAGGACAAGTGACATGCCGCTGGTCAAGTCAGCCTCCAAAGGGGCCTTCCGCAAGAACATCAAGGCTGAAATGGCCGCAGGCAAGCCGCAGAAGCAGTCTGTAGCCATCGCGTACAACGTCAAGCGCAAGGCGCAGAGCAAGAAAGGCAATTAGGATGGCTTTTAAGGATAAACAAACCAAGCGAGAGCGCCTTAGCAGCATAGTTAGCGGGGATGTTCGTGACCGAAATCGCGCTGGCCCCAGCATGATCCGACTTAACAGCGCCGCGCTTTCACCGCGCATTGGTATGCCGGTCACCGGCCTTGGGGCTAACATCAAGCAGCCTAAAATTCAATCGCGCGTTTTGCCAACACTACCCGCGCCCAAGCCCAAGCCCAAGCCCAAGCCCAAGCCCAAGCCCAAGCCCAAGCCCAAGCCCCCGCAGGTTATCCGCACGACCGTTTCTGAGCGCACTACACCTGCCATGGCAAGGCCCGCGGCACCAGCCAAGATGGCCATTAACCGCGCAACGGGCGACACAACGGGCTTTACCAGCGGCAAGACGACTGGCAAGACCGTGACCAAGGCTGGCGTTGCAACAAAAACTGGTGGTACAGCCTACCAGCAGATGCAGCGTCACGCGATGCAAAAAAGCGGCGAGGTTGGCCCGCGCAAGGACAGCAGCGGCCGCAACGTGTCAAGCATGACGGGTAACCGGACGTCTTCAGTTAACACAAGTCGTTCAACCAACTCTAGGTTCCCCGGTAAGTAAATGGCTGACGATGGTCTGAGAGGCGCGGCCAAGGTCGCCAACGGCGGCACGGACAAGAGCGACATGCTCTCGACCATGCGGTCGCGCTTTACCATGGCCATTTCTGCCTTGGGCGAGAGCCGCGAGGACGAGCTGGACGACCTGCGCTTCATGGCAGGCTCGCCCGACAACCAGTGGCAGTGGCCAGCCGACGTGCTGGCGACCCGCGGCTCCGTGCAGGGCCAGACGATCAACGCGCGCCCCTGCCTGACCATCAACAAGCTGCCGCAGCACGTCCGGCAGGTCACCAACCAGCAGCGGCAGAACCGGCCCAGCGGCAAGGTGATCCCGGCCGACGACAACGCCGACGTGGCAGTGGCCGAGGTCTTCGACGGCATCATCCGGCACATCGAGTACATGTCGGACGCCGACGTGGCCTACGACACCGCCTGCGACAACCAGGTGACCTACGGCGAGGGCTACATCCGCATCCTGACAGAATATGCACGAGAAGACAGTTTTGATCAGGATCTGCGCATCGGCCGCATTCGCAACTCGTTCAGCGTCTATATGGACCCGACGATCCAAGACCCATGCGGGTCCGACGCCAAGTGGTGCTTCATCACGGAAGACCTGCTCAAGGAAGAGTTCGAGCGGATGTTTCCCGACGCCGCGCCCATCACGTCCATCATGGCGCAGGGCATTGGCGACCAGTCGCTGAGCCAGTGGATCAGCCAGAACACCGTCCGTATCGCGGAATACTTCTACATCGACCATGAGAAGGCCAAGCTGAACCTGTACCCCGGCAACGTGACGGCCTTCAACGGTACGCCGCAGGACGGGCAGCTCAAGGCCATGTTTGGCCAGCCGGTGCGCACCCGCACCGTTGACCGCCGCAAGGTCATGTGGGTCAAGACCAATGGCTACGAGGTGCTGGACGAGCGCGAGTGGATCGGCAAGTACATCCCGGTCGTGCGGGTCGTCGGCAACGAATTTGAGGTAGACGGACGCCTGTACGTCTCCGGGCTGGTGCGCAACGCCAAGGACGCGCAGCGCATGTACAACTACTGGACCAGCCAGGAGGCCGAGATGCTGGCCTTGGCGCCCAAGGCACCCTTCGTTGCTTATGGCGGCCAGTTTGAAGGCTACGAGATGCAGTGGAAGACGGCCAACACGACCAACTGGCCGTACCTCGAAGTGAACCCGGATGTGACCGACGGCGCGGGAAATGTCCTGCCTCTCCCGCAGCGTTCTCAGCCGCCAATGGCGCAGACGGGCCTTATTCAGGCCAAGATGGGCGCCGCGGAGGACATCAAGTCTACGACCGGCCAGTACAACGCCAGCCTCGGCCAGCAGGGCAACGAACGCTCTGGCAAGGCCATCCTCGCGCGCGTGCAGGAGGGCGACACGGGCACCTACCACTACGTTGACAACCTCGGCCGCGCCATCCGCCACATCACCCGCCAGCTTGTGGACATGATCCCCAAGATCTACGACACCGAGCGCATCGCGCGCATCATCGGCGTTGACGGTGAGGTTGGCATGGCCAAGATCAACCCGCAGCAGCCCGAGCCGGTCAAGCCGATCATGGACGCTGCGGGCAACGTCATTGAGAAGATCTACAACCCGACGGTCGGCACCTACGACGTCGTCATCACCACGGGCCCGAGCTATCTGACCAAGCGCCAGGAGGCCGTCGAGGCCATGGCCAACATCCTCCAGACCAGCCCGCAGTTGTGGCAGGTGGCGGGCGACCTGTTCATCAAGAACATGGACTGGCCGGGTGCGCAGGAGATGGCGGCCCGCTTCAAGAAGATCATCGACCCGAAAGTGCTGGCCGAGGACGACAAGTCGCCGGAACTCCAGTCTGCCGAGCAGATGATCGAGGCGCTGACCCAGCAGCTCAACCAAACCATGGGTATGGTCGAGAACATCCAGAACTCGATGGAAGCGCAGGAGTTGCAGATTAAAGCGTATGACGCCGAGACCAAGCGCATCTCGGCGGTCCAGAACGCCATGACGCCTGACCAGATACAGGACATCGTCATGGGCACCATCGCAGCGGCCATCGAAACGGGCGACATCTCAAACGGACGCCCGACGATGCCGCAGCCGTCCGAACGCCAGATGCCGCTGCCGCCCGAAATGCCTGTTGAAGGAGCCCCTGTATGAGCGGTTGCGACAAGTTTCTAGGTATGCTGTTCCTTGCGCGCGACGTAACGCACTCGGCACACCTCAACACACGGTCGTTTGCCAAGCACAAGGCGTTGGGTAAGTTCTACCCGGCAATCATCGACCTTGCCGACAAGTTTGCCGAAATGTACCAGGGCAAGTACGGCCTGATCGGGC